CGCCTTCGAGGTGAACCACACGAAGGTGTCCAGGCGGTCCTGGACGATCATCGGCATGTGGGTCGGGATCTCGTCCGCCACCCACTGTGTGTTCACGCCCTCGGGGGCGAGGACCAGCATGCCGTCGATCTTGCCGGTGAGCCACAGGTGACTCGCGGTGTCGATCAGCACCTTGGTCTTGCCGGTGCCCATTTCCCAAAAGCAACCAGCGAACTCCAGATCCTTCGCACGGTCGAACTCCTCGCGCTGATGCGTGAAGGGTTCGGTCTTGAAAGGGTAGCTCACCTTGCCCTCCGCCGGTTCGCCTCCGCCACCGCTCTGCGGTGGCGTTCGCTGCCCGTGGTTCCGAGCCTGCGTTGGTTGCCGAGATTGATCTCACGCAATCTTGCCTTGCGTTCTGGAGTCATCGCTTGGCGATAGCGTTCCCGCTGCTCTGGGGTCCGAACCAGGTCCACGGGAGGGCTTCCGCCTCCAGGAGACCGATTATAGTTGCGCCGGTCTCGACAGACGGCTGGAGTCACCAGAGCCGCCTCGATCCGCAGGGCCTCCTCACGAGTCCCGACAATGACCAGGACCTGCTTGCTAAACGCCTCGCGCCCGTACTTGCGGATGGCGTGTAGCAGATACGTTCCACTTCCCAAGTAAGAGTCCTCCCTGGGATCCCCTTCACAGGATCTGACCCCCACGTAGGTCTTGCCGTTGACGAGGCAAGTTGTACGGTACACGTAATGGGTCATGGGCTTCCTGGCTTCCTTGCGAGGTGAAGTGGGGGCCAGGCTGCTCGCAAGCCTGGCCCCCGAGGGGAGGGTTGGTCGAAGGGGAAGCCATCCCGCGACCCGATCCCGCGTCCACGTCGAGCGTAGCCGAAGCATACCCCGGGGTCAAGCCCCGGGGCGGGGATTCCTCAGACCAGCTGGGGCTTGGTCGGGCGGCTGAAGAACCCGAAGTGTGGGTCACGCCCGCCCTGCTCGACCTTCGCCATGAAGGCGACCTTGCGGCCCTTCAGGCTCCCGTTGCGCTCGGGCTTGATCGCCGCCAGGCGCTTGTCGTAGGCGCTGGCGTCCTCGCCCGTGAGCGGCTTCGCCTCGGGGGAGGCCCAGAAGGCGTCCCACTCGGCGCGGTCGGCGTCGGCAGCAGCGGACAGGAGGGCGTCGGGCGCGGTGCCGAACACCAGCCAGGAGCCGTCCGGGGTCTCGACCTTGACCGTCATCTTGGCGCAGACGCCGTAGCCGTTCTCCTGCCAGCGAGTCGAGACCACGGTGCCCTCGACGTGGATGCGCTCGCCGTTGACCGGGACCGGCACGTGCTTCTCCGGCGGGCGCTGGGACTCGACCTGCAACTTGAGGACGAGGGCCGCCTGCTTCTCGGACAGGCCCCAGCGAGCACCCGTGCTCAGGAGGCGGCCCCGGATGTCGCGGGTGATCGGGTGGTCGAGGCGCAGCGCGGGGAGCAAGGCGCGGTTCGCGCGGCCCCAGGCGGCCAGGCCCAGCCAGCGCTCGTGGCGCTCGCGGGCGCGGAGGCCGAGGCGCTTGGCGTCCGCCCGGGCGTCGCCCGCGTCGCGGAGGAGGTCCAGCTTGGCAGCGCACTCGTGGCCGACGCTGATCAGCTCGCCCGAGGGCTCGTGCTCGAACAGCGAGCCGTAGGTGTAGTGGGCCCCGCAGATGTCGCACTGGAAGATGCCGCCGTGGACCTGGGCTCCGCGCCGCTCGGTCACGTACATCTGGATGGCCTCGTCCCGGTTGATGGCGGGCTGGAACAGCTCGGGCACCGCCTGGGCGAAGTCGAGCACGCAGCGGTAGTCCTCCGGCACGAGGACCGAGGGGCGGTGGATGTCGTTGCGGGTCATGGTCGTCATCAGAGTGTTCTCCAAGGTCGTGTTGGACGCCTTCAGTATACCCCTCATCGGCGCGGGAGGTCGGCAACTTCTGTGGAATCCAACAAAACAGCCCCCGGCCACGAGGACCGGGGGCTGCCACCTCACACAGGTTCCGCCGAGGCCCGCTAGGGCTTCGGTGGGCTTTGAATCATCCGCTGGTCGAAGCCCGAGTTGCGCAGACTTCCCCACAGGGAAGCCCAAAGGGCTTCAGGGCTTGAACTTCTTGGGTTGTCATCGGGTTGCGGGTGCCGGAAGCCCAAGGAGGGGGCTCCGCCCTCCCGTTCTCCCTTATCCCCGATTCTCCTTCAAAGTAAACAAAGTACCACAAGCCTTCCCACAGCGGATGGTTGATTTGGTGTCGGTGAACTTCAAGCCGAGGGTGTCAGATTTGAAGCCCAAGTCCAGTTTGAAGCCCCATCGCGCGCAGCCGACGGGCGACCGAGCGGGGGATGACCTGCACGTTCAGGTCCCGGAGGATGGCCCAGCGGTCGCGGGACCAGGGCTCCTCGGGCAGGCAGTGCAGCCAGAGGCGCTTGGCCTCCTGCTCGTCCACCGTGATCAGGCCGGAGTCCACGTACAGGGCGCGGTCCCGCAGGCGCTCCTCCGCGCGCCGGTAGTCGGCGTCGATCCGGTCCCGCAGCTTCGACGGCAGGCCCTTCGCCGACGCCCAGGTGTGCCAGCCCGCCTCGCCGCCGGTCAGCAGCACCATCCGTGCATCCGGGAAGGTCTCCAGCGTCTCGTCGAGGTGGTGGATCAGCCCGGTGTCCGCGTCGCCCACCTCCCGTGCCGCGAGCTGCGCGAGGCGCGCGGGGAGGCGCGAGGGCCTGGCGCTCGCCTCGGACAGCCCCTCGTGGAGGCAGAGGCTGCGAGGAGGCACGCTCAGGAAGTTGGCCACCCACGCGGTCCGCGAGCGCGGGCGGCCCAGGACGAGGAACGTCACCTGCCCTCCTCGATCCGGTCCACCAGGGTATTGACCCGCTCGATGAGCACGCGCTGCTCGATGACGAGGGCGTGCTGTGCCTTCACCAGCTCCGTGACCGAGCCCTTCAGCTCGGTGGCCGCCGTGGCGTTGGCCTGCACCTTCGCATCGACGACGAGGAGGGAGCGGTTGATCATGGCCTCCACCTCGGAGCGCGCCGGGCGGTCCTGGCCGAACACCATCCACGCCGCCGCGCCGGTCACGATGATCGACAGGCAGGCGGTGAGGGCCGTCTTCATCAGGTCTTGGTTCTTGGTCGTCATGGGAGGTCTCACACGTACAGCACGGCGAAGGCGTCCTGGCCCGCGCCCGCCGCGTTCATGTCCAGCTGCTTCAGCGCGCCCACGTCGGAGGACGTGTGGCGCACCTCGATGGTGTCGCTGATCACCACCCCGAGGATGCTGCCGGAGGTGTTGCCCGCCGTGATGAGGGCGGTCCAGGCTCCCCCGTTCAGGCGGTACTCCACGTCACCGGCGGAGAAGGCCGAGGACAGGGAGAAGGCGTAGGTGCCCGCGACGGTCGCGGTGTACAGGTTGCTCGTGATGTTGGTGTCGAGCGCGCCGAAGGCGAACTGGCCCGACAGGGCGGAGGTCACGGCGAAGTCGTGACGCAGCGTGTAGCGCGCGTCCAGCACCTCGGCGGTGTCCGTGTGCGTCGCCTCGATCTCCAGCCGCATCGTCGTCGGGAGCACGCCCCCGGTCGCCTGCAGGATGGCGAGGCGGAGCTGGTTCTGCGAGGTGCCGGTCAGGCCGGAGTAGGTCAGCAGGAGCGTGTTGGCGCCCGCCGGGTCGTTGCGCAGCCGCACCTCGTACTCGGTCGAGTTGGCGCCGGGGAAGTCCCCGAACAGCGTGGCCGCGTCGGTCGTCAGCGGGTCGATCTCCGACAGGGCGTTGCCCGAGCGGTAGTCCCGGCGGATCCAGGAGGTGGCGAAGCCGGTGGACTCCGCCGCGCCTCCCAGCTGCTCCAGGGACACCGTGCTGTTCCACTCGCTGCTCGCGCCGATCGTGACCCGGCCCGGAGGGTAGGGCCGCCGCGAGCGCTTGGCCATGTCCACTTCCTCCTCGGTCGCGGACGCCAGCGCCACCTCCCCGAGCGGGGACTTGGGCAGCAGCTTGATGTCGATGGACTGGGTGGAGCCGAAGGGCCCGACCGTGACCGCGCCGATGTTGCCCGTGACCGAGGACAGAATGAACACGTCAACGCCCGCGCTGTGGGCTTCGCGCGTCGTGTCGCAAACGCCCCGGTACACGTTCTGCAGATCGACCGTCGCCGCGTTCACCGCCGCGTCCTGGACCAGCATCAGCTCGTTGCCGATCATGATGAGCTGGGACAGCTCCAGGCCCAGGATCGAGGCGGCGGGGGCGGAGTCGAAGGCGGCCAGGATCGCAGCCTGCGCGTCCGGCGTGCAGGTGACGTTGATCGTCGAGGCGGGCGTGGCTCCCGTGGTCGCCAGCGAGGAGGTCAGCTCGCCGATCTTCAGGAACTGGATGCCGATGGCGGACTCCACGTAGGCCGTGTCAGAGGCTCCGTCCAGCTTGGTCATGACCCGATACACGGTCTCGATCCCGCGCCGTCGCGCACCGACCAGAATGCGGTTGTCGTCCGGGCCGGTCGCCTGCGGGTCGCGCGCGTTGAAGGCCCGGGGGCACTCCATCTTGATCGTCTCCGCCGTGAGGAAGGGCAGGAGCGTGTCAGCGGGCGGCACCCAGCCCGAGTCGATCGGAGCGCCGAAGGACGCGGCCAGGTAGTAGAACACGTCCTCAACCAGGTCCAGGTGGATCCGATTGTCGGTCAGGTCGCCGTAGTCCACGCGCGTGATGCGCATGGCGAGGTCGGTGATGCCCAGGTCCGCATTCGTGATGGCGATGGGCTGGCCGGGCTGGAGGGTGTAGCCCGCGCCGGTCTCCACCTTGATCGACGCCTTGGCCAGCGGAACCGCAAGGGTGCGGAGGTCGCGCCAGGCGAGGTCGTTGGCCAGGTCCCTGTCCTTCACCCCGGGGTAGGACCGCGTGGCGACGATGATGGCCCCGTCCTGGATGCGGATGTTGGCCGAGTCGATCGCCAGGCCGAACGTCCCCTTGTAGTCGTCGGCGCGGTCGTTGAACTGGCAGCGGACGTAGTTGGAGGTGTCCTCCCAGGAGCCCCGGGCGAAGGAGCTGAACTCCAGGATGGTGTCGTCATCGAAGTGGGGGATGTCCCCCACGTCGTAGTCGGCGCGCGCGAGTGTGAGCTGGAACTGCCCCTCAAGCTGGTTGAAGAACAGGATGCCGCTGATCTGCTCCTCCACGAGGGCGATCAGCTCCGCCGCCTCAATGGGGGTGTCCTGGAGGTAGCTGAAGCCGTTGCCCTCGGTGGCGAGGGTCTCACCCGCTGCCGCGAGGTTGGAGGTGTCCACCTTGGCCGGGTCGATGGCCAGGCCCCAGTCGGTGTCCGTCAGGATCTCGTAGATGACGTTGGCGGGGTTGGCGTCCAGCGTGTTCACCGCGCCGCCGGAGCCCAGGGCCAGACCGTTCGGGATCCGCTGCAGCTCGTACTTCCAGGGCTTGATCGAGGTCGAGTTGCCCACGTACACCGGCTCGTCGTCCGGGCAGATGTAGCAGGTGCCGCGATAAGCCGGGGTCCGGTTGTTCGCCCCGACCTGCTGGAACTGCGCGAGGTAGGACGAGACCGCCTGGGTGTTGGTCCCGCTGAAGAACTTGAGCGTGCCGACCACTCCGCCGTTGCCCAGGTCCTCGCCGCCGAACAGCTCGGGCTCGTCGATCGTGAAGGTGTCGCCGTGCTCGATCGGGGAGCTGGTGAAGTCGCCCACGAGGTCGTCTCCGATCCAGACCCGGCGCAGCTCATCGACGACGCCCCGACAGAGCGCCGACTGGATGCCGACGTGGTAGCGGTAGCCCTTGGTGATCGTGTCCGAGCTGAACAGGCCGGTCTTGACCCGCTCGGTGATCGCCTCCTGGACGAGGTTGCCCCACCAGACGACGTTGGGGCCCGTGATCTGGATGGTGCCCCACAGTAGCGGCACAAACCGCTCCTCGGTCGCGGTCGGGAACTGGAAGTCACCGAGCCCGGCGGGCTTGGCGTGCTCCAGCTTCGGCTTCGGGCGCAGGATCTCCGACAGCGCGAACACGATGACGTAGTACAGCAGCGTGTAGAAGAACCCGCCCCGAGCCTTCGCGCGGGGGTCCTTCGCCCAGCGGGCGCGGGCAGCAGCGTAGCGGTTCAGCTTCACAGGAGGCTCGTCTTGTAGGGGTTGCGAGTCGGGACGAAGGCGAAGCCGCCGTAGTTGATCACGTTCGAGTCGGTGTCCTCGGGCGTGTCGAACTTGGTGTCACAGGTCGTGATCGTGTGGTCGCAGCCGGCAAAGGCGATGATCTGGCGACCGACCGCCGATTGCGGGAAGGGAAGCAGCAGGGTCAGGTCGTTGCCGGACTGGGCCAGCACCAGTCGTGCGTCGTCGCCTCCGTCGATCTCCACGAAGC